TCAGTGTTCCTGCTGTTAGCCAGTGGAAGAACAACGGTATACCGCCAGACAAGCTGATTTTTATGGCTGCTGAACTTGAGCGACTGTCTCAGGGCGTGATACACCGAAAAGATATTTTTCCTGAAAGCTGGAAAACAATCTGGCCTGAGTTGCATTAGTTGTAAATTTGTGTAGAATGTAAGCATTGGTGTGGAAGCCGATGTAGACCGTTTAAGTCTGTATCTTGCCCCTTTTACGGGGGTCTTCCACCAAGATGCAGATTTAAGCGGTTTTTTTATGCCTGAACGGAACGCAGACCAAAGTTAGCTGCGAACAAAGTGGGACTCAGAACCCAGCCGAACGTAGGAAGTTTTCCAAGACTATAAATGGATGGATGACCCGCTATCTTTGGTTTGACACGTTGGGTGGGGTCATCGAGAGAATCTACGTTACCGAACGGGGTAAGCTCATCATAGCGTAGCGGTTTACTAGAATTTAACCGAGATGAGGGAAGCAGCGAATTCTAGGCATAATGCTCAGCCAGACTGATGAGATTGTGCTAACCCATCCTTTTGACAGGAGGGGTTTAGCGAAGCATTGGCTAACCATCCTGATGTAGTAGTAAAGCAGTAGTAGTTAAACACATAGGTCAACAATGAATAACAGATTAAGTTCAAAGAAATTAGCTATATACACCAAATACAAACTTGGTTACGCTGGTGCAAAAAACAAAAGTATGTACGACTTAGCTTGCAAAGCGTTAGAAAAAGACAAAAGATTTAAGCCTTTTTCAATTACTGCAAAACAATGGGTTGGTGACAATTTTGATTTTATTGTTGAAGTTGTTGAAACAATAAAAAAACCATCGTCTGTAAAATCAAACTTTACAATTGCAAAAGAAATAAAAAAAACAAAAAAACCGTCAACAAGTTTTGCATCAAGCAATGCGTTTTTGCAAACTTATGAATGGCGTAAAGTACGCATGGAAGCGTTAAAAAAATACGGCGCACGTTGCCAATGCTGCGGAGCAACTCCTGCAACTGGTGCAACTATAAATGTTGACCACATCAAACCGAGAAAGATTTTCCCTGAACTAGCTTTGTCTGTGGATAACTTGCAAGTGCTGTGCCACGAGTGCAACCACGGTAAGGGCAACTGGGATATGACGGATTGGCGAACAAATGAATTTTTTGTAAAACTTCCAAATATTTAATTTGCTTTTTTTTAAATACAGTATTAAGCTATCTTAACTGCATAGGAATCAACATGAAGAAAAAGCAACCAGAAAAGATAGACAGATTTGCAAAGTTATACACAGGCTTTAAGTTGATGCCGAGACCGGGCAGTATGGACTTTATGAAGTACCCAACACGGATTAGCAACTCACTTTTTTACATGGATGGTTATGGAGCTGACAAACACTCAACAACGGATTCTGACAGCGATAAAAGAAAACGACTGGATAAGTGCAAAGGAGATAGCTAAGGTTACTGGTATTCAGCCAAATCACATTCGCACAGCAATGAAGACTAAAGCGTTTTATGACATTGAGCGAGGAATCAGAGACACAAAAGCAAACAACGGTGGGCGCTATGTGCGGGTGTACAGGTATCCAAAGAAAAGCAAAAGCGCAACAGAGCAAGCACTTCGATTGGCAAACCAACATCAAGGCATTTTTGGACAACTTTATTGGGCAAACAACATTTATGAAAACGTTAGCAGAGTGGCTTAGAGAAAAGTTTAACCGTGAAAACAGCAAAGAACCTGTTGAGCCGATTTGTGATTGTTGTGGGCAAGTATCAAAATTGACTGACGGATTATGTGACTGGTGTTCAAGATTTTATAAGGCGCACAAATGAACATTGATAAAGCTATTGAGATACTGGAATCAGGGTTGGTCACGCAGCAGGAGCAGGAAGAACTGGTGACAATGCTGCAAAACATACAAAAGAACGCTAGGCGTGAGTGTTGCAACTTTTTGATGAAATTGCACAACGAACAAAAAATGCACAATCACTATCACGTTGCTGCTGTCAAACTTTGGGAAATTAACCAATGAGCTACATTGTTGCGTCATTGCCACCAATAAAATGTTTTGTGCGGCGTGAGTTTTTGTATAACTTTGAGAAAGGTCACGGCGAATACGAACCTGCAATTTGGGTCAGTCTCAAAGCCCTGCGTGGGCAAGTGTTTCGCATTGAAAGCCTGTTACCCGCTTACGGTGCGCTTTACGACAAGTTACCAATACACGCCTACGTCTGGCACACAAACTCCCATAAAGCATTGCCCATTGACACGCTACAGCTTTGGGATTGCATGGGCTACAAGTTTACAATCATTGAAAAGATTGGGCTGCGTAACCTTGGGGTCAAGTTTCTAGGCAAAGACAAGCAATGGCACTTTGGCACATATTTGTTTACCGTAGACTTTTGCGCTGACGGGCTAGAGGTTGACACTGGGTTCACAGAGCAAGCTGAAGAACATAAATCGTTTAACTGGATACGGCTAGACAACGGACAATTTGCTTGCCAGCCAAACAACCGTTGCCTTTGGTATGACCAGTCGCTGATTCCAAGCGAGACAAAATTCCCTGATTTTCAAGCAGCACGAAACATTTGGACGGTAGACGGTACACGCAAATGGTCTGCTGGTGACGATTGGTTCTACAACATTGAGGAGCGCACATGAGCATCGAAGCAATGAAGCAAGCGTTGGAGATAATTAAAAATATGCGTTCTGGATATGGCGATGATTATCCAACAGAAAAAGAACGAAAAACAATCACCGCCTTACGCCAAGCGATTGAGGAAGCAGAAAAGCAAGAGCCTGTGGCATGGATACAAGAAGATAGGATTGTTCCTGAACTTGGATACGACTGCACAATGACACGAGAACATCCAAAAGAATTAGGGTACACACCACTCTACACCGCACCACCACAAGCAGAGAAGCAAGAGCCTGTGGCGTGGATGGAAATGGTTGTAGCTAACCTTGTTCGCAATGGTATTAACAAACACATGGCAAGAGAGCTTGCGCATCATTTTTACACTTACACCGCACCACCACGCAAAAAATGGGTCGGATTGACGGATGAAGAAATCAAAAACATACTTGATTGTGGGCGTGGAGGATTGATTGACATTAAAAAAGCAGAGCAAATTCTTAAGGACAAAAACACATGAGCTTTAATGATTTTTGGTCTAAATACCCTCGCAAAGTTGCTAAAAAAGAGGCAATGAAAGCGTTTAACAAGCTAACACCAATGGAACAGGATTTAGCTTGTTGCGCTATTGACGATCATTTGGAATATTGGAAACTGAAAGAAACGGGCACAGAGTATATTCCGCATCCGTCTACCTGGCTCAATCAGGGCCGCTATGAGGATGAATTGGATATGCAGCCCAAAGCCAACAAAAAGCCGCCATTGCCTTGGTTTAGTACCGAACAGTTAACAATGGATAAAGCCCGTGAATTAGCTATGAATCCACGCCCAGGCGAGGATATGGGGCAATTCCGGTCTAGGATTGCACAACGGATTGCGGAGGCAGCGTGACAGATTACAGCCCACATCCAGCGATTGAATACATTTGGGATAACGCTCCGGCCTACGCTAAAGCAAAAGGCGAATTGGCTAGTTTGGAGGCGTATAAATCAAGCCTAAAAGCTATTGAAATGAAGAAATCAGGCGAAAATAGCATTGGCGCACAAGAGCGGGAGGCGTATGCAAGTGATAATTATGTGCAATTGTGCACCGCAATAGGCGAGGCCACAGAGAAAGCCGAGTTATTAAAATGGCGGCTTGAATCAGCTAGGATGCGTTTTGATGCCTGGCGCACAGAACAAGCTAGCAACCGACAAATGGACAAAATGACAAAATGAAAGATTACTCAGAAAGCCTAATTGGAATAAATGCAGCGGTTAAGGAATATCGCAAAGCTGTGTTAAAAAACCAATGGAAAGAGGCGCAGCACCAATCCAACAAAATAACGCTTTATGCCAAATTCCTAGAGGAATATACGGAACAACAATGTACAGAAACCAAAAACTCCTAGAGGCTTGCCGTGAGATACCTTGCCAGTTATGCGGTGCTGAAGATGGCACGGTTGTCGCTGCACACTCGAACCAACTTAAAGATGGCAAGGGCCGTGGACTCAAAGCGCACGATTATCGGGGGGCTAGTTTATGTTTTAATTGCCATACCGAAATTATTCAGGGTAAAGAAATGAACCGAGGGTAAAAGTTTGAATT